GCATCTGTTCTGATGTTGTTGTTGTAACTCCAAAACCTCAACCAGTCGAAAATAATGAATCTAATTCAAAAACACAAACTCTTAATAAGCAAGTTTCAGAATAAATACCACATCTCAGACTACAAACTTTTGTGGATTTCATTCGCTAAGGGTCTGTTGATCGGGGCAATCTTCTTATGACAGATCCCGTTTGGTCAGTCATCTTCATGGTCTTTCTAAGTCTCGTGTTGGCAGGACTGATGATTGTATACGTCTTTTACCTAATACAACAGGAGAACAAAGATGGCCAAGTCCGCGAACAAGGGCAAGAAAGGTCAATCAAAGCAGAATCAAGGTAACGCGACTGCGAAAAAGGCTAAGAACGGGGGTAAGAAAAAATAAATATATGCCAAGAGAATGGAATACTTCTTTTAGGGAACCCTGGAACCCTGTGATAAAGAAGTGCTTGGATGGTGTAGATCTCCATACCAAGTTGTATCTTGAAAGTCAGGATACCTTTCATCTGAACCAGGCAGATTTACTTAGACTCTATGTATCAAGATTAAAAACCTGGATACATAACACAGAACCAGAAGGATTTCACAGGAACGAAAACAATGGGAGCAATGACACCACCAAGTCGGAAGAGTTGTTACAACTTCCGAGTGATCAGCATAGATAGAGTGCTGGATGGAGACACGATTGATGTCACAATTGACTTAGGATTTGACTTATATAAAAAGGAGAGAGTTCGTGTTGCAGGAGTGGATACGCCAGAGAAACGAACACGAGACGAAGAAGAGAAGGCTCTGGGATACGATGCCACAAACTGGCTTAAGGAAAAACTTGAAGGTGCTATCTCTGGCGACGATGATCTCGTTATTAGGACTGAACTTGTTGGCGGTGTGGGTAAATATGGGCGTCTTCTCGGGTGGCTCTACATCGGGGACGCAGAAGTCTCTCTCAACGAACAAATGATTACCGAAGGATATGCCTGGGCATATGATGGTGGCACCAAACAAAAAGACTTTGAAGAACTTCGTGAAATTCGTCGTGCTCATGGCACGTTAGTAGAATGATTTCTACTCTTTATGTTTTTTCTTTTGTGATTTTACTGGTTACTGCAATGGAATCATCATTTCCTGTGAGAAAGAAAAAGTGATTAGTTTGTATCTAACAATCGTAATTGTTGCTTTGATGATTGCATATGCTGGTATTGAAGGAACCCTCAGAGTCTTTGCCTGGATGGATCTCCAAATCAGATTCATCCCAATCAAAATCAAAATGGAACTGATGAAAAGAAAACTGAAGTCCCAACTCGACAGGGATCGAGATTACTTAAAAAGATAAGATCTCTAAATCGAAAACTTTGCTCCCAGTTTCTTCGCAATTGCCTTAGGTGGTTGGAAATATTTCTTAAATCTTTTAACTCCATCTTTGGTAAGACTTTTTGAAAGTTCTTCATCAATGATGATCTTATTGTCATACTCCCAGAAAGCATCGATGTCCACCTGATCACGAAGATACTGTTCTAACTTCTCGATCTTGCTCTCCAGGATTTTCATTCCCTTACCAGAGTATTCGATAACGTCAGCGGATCCCTCTCCATTAGGAACAAAATGGAGAACTGGTTTGACCTGCTTGACTTTCACTTTCTTTTTCTTTCCTTTCAACAGTTGTTTGAGAAGAGGATCTGCTGCTGATTTGATCTGACCAATCACAATGCTGGCACCCAAAGCAACAGTGGTCGTAACAACAGCAGTTGCACCAGCAGTGATGAGAGGTGCAACCTCTGGAAGAGGAACATCCATGCCTGCCACATTGACAGTTGGTGTCTGTGGCAGGTCACGAGTGTCTGGTCTTGGAGCTGCTTCCTGCTGGTTTCTCTGATTTTCTGCTTCGACTGCCTCTCTCCACTCGTCCTCCGTTGGAGCATCGATTACTGGGTAATCAATAGTGGGATCGGTCATGTCGATCACAGGTGCCCTGAGACCCCTTGTGACGGGTCCTGGAACCCCCTGAGTGACAGGAACATCGATAGGATCAATGGTTCTAACAACAGGGGGAGGAAGGTCCCTGATGACGTTTACAGGTCTACTTCGTACCTGAATCGGTGGGATTTGGGACATTGGTTGTAGACATTACAGGTGGTGGAGCAGCAATTGTGATTGGTGCTTGCTCAATTCGAATCGTCTGAGATGGTGCTGTTTGTGCAGCAGTGGCAATCAGTTTCTCCAAGTCTGCCTTGGAAACACCACCAGCAGCACCACCCATCTTCATTGTTCCGTCGCCAGACTTCTTAGCAGTCTGAACACCAAAGGTGGCTAACACCCCAGTGAACACCGATGCGATAAAAGTTGGATCAAGTTTCTGCTCAGGAATTCCCAGAGCGGGTGGAAGTTTGATGTAAGCAAGAGTGAGAATTCCGCCAGACCAAACAAGAATGCCAAGACGAACAAACGTGCTGATCACAGCAAGATGTTCTTCACTATCACCTGAAGCATCTTTGATTCTTCCAAAGATACCTTTCTTCTTCTCCTCTTTCTTTTCCTCAACGTCCTTTTTAATTTCTTCAGGCATGAGTTTATAGAGAGGCGCAGTTATTTAGAAATACATTAAGCTAAAAGTAAACACCACAAAAATAATAATCACAAAGATCATAAATCCCACACCTGCCCAGTTCACCCAATTGGGCATTGGTTCATAATTGTGTTTATGTGACATGAAAGTAATAGATAAAAAAATACCCCAGAAAAAATTTTTCCAGGGTAAAGGTTTCTGTTTAGTGATTTCAGACTGGGGCAGTCTCGCGTGAGTTGACCTTCAGGTAATCATAAACCTGCTCAGGTGTGCTCTCACGATAAGGGTCTGCTTCGTGGTTGTCAGACTTGCCGTCTTCGACGAAGAGTTTTTCGATCACTCCGTCTTGAACGACTGCTGCGTAACGCCAGGAACGATCACCGAAACCAAGGTTACTCTTAGCAACCAGTTGACCCATGGCACGAGTAAAGTAAGCGTTGCCATCGGGGATCAGTTGAACCTTTTCGATGTTCTGATCTTTTGCCCAAGCGTTCATAACAAAGGCATCGTTGACAGAGACACAATAAACAGCGTCAACACCAAGAGCACTGAAGTCTTCAAACTTTTCCTCAAATCCAGGCAACTGATAAGCACTGCAAGTAGGAGTGAATGCACCAGGCAAACTGAAAACAACCACACGCTTACCACTGAAGAGATCAGTGGTTGTGCGAGTAACAAAGTCTCCATTCTCTCTGAACTTAAATTCCACATTGGGAACTGAATCACCTTCTTTTTTCATTGGAATCTCCCAAATAACGTCTTTGATAATCATTGATTAGTTGAGTAAGCGGGTTGCATAAGACCGCCACCTGGACCATCTTGGTCATCATCCTCTTGATTATCTAAGATCAAATAAACAATTATAAAACCCACCAACAGTCCGAGGTAGGCTTTAAACATCACCAGATTCCTGGGATGATCTGACCTGTGGTCAGGTAAGCACCGAATGCTGCAACGATGCCGATCATGGCTGCCCAGCCATTAATTCTTTCTGCCTTTTCGTTCATTGTTTTACTCCTTAGTAAGTTTCTGAAAGTTGATTTACTGAGTGTGCCAGAAGAACAAAGAATGTAACACTGGTCACTGTAAAAATAAGTTCGGTCATTAGAACAGGTTCTCCTCTTGTTCTGTGAGAATTACACTGTCGCTTGTGGGATAAGCAACGCACAAAAGAGCGTAACCTTCTTCAGTTTGATCATCGTCCAGGAAAGTTTGGTCTTCGTTATCGACTGTCCCTGAAATGACTTTACCTGCACATGAGGAGCAGGCACCAGCACGGCATGAGTAAGGAAGGTCAACACCTTGCTCCTCAGCAGCGTCAAGAATATATTGATCCTCTGGACACTCAATGATGGTTGAGGTTCCTTCGGGTGTTTGAAGTGTTACTTTGAAAGTTGCCATTGTTAGTTCTTAGTTGTCAGAAGATTCCGAAGAAGAGGTTACCAGTGATAGCGTAAGAAACGAAACCAGCAATAATGCCGACCATAGCCCAACGCCCATTGGTTCTCTCCTTTACCATGTTTGGTGTAAGCATTCCGTAGTTTTCATAATACATAACGGGCTCTTTTGCCCACATGTTCTGTTGTCCACGGTCATTTGTTGTAACAGTCATTGTAACTAATGTGAAGTTTAGTTACATTATTTATTATTTCTTTACTTTTGTCAAGGGGTGGTTGCCCACCCCCGTCTTGAAATCATAACACGAATAAGTAATTTTACTTACTTAAGTGTGTCAACCGCTGCCAAAGCACGTTGTCTGAGTCCCTCAGGAAGAGGAACATAACCCAGAGAGTCTGCCTTACCCTGTGCTCCAGGACTCAGCATGTAACGGAGAGTGTCCTTTACTGCTTCGTTGTTGGAGTGTTCGGGATAAGCGAGAACCCAGGTCAGTGAAACGATTGGATAAGCGTTCTCACCAGAGGGATTGGCATCAGCGCCACGGAGTTTGTCGTCCAGGACGATCTGTGCCAGACCAGCAGAGGCAGTCTCTGCAGAAGCAAGAACATAATTGCCATCTTTGTTTTCGAGAGCAACTTGTTGGAGACCTTGTTTCACATAACCATAATTAACATAACCAATGGCTCCATCAATCTGTTTGATCTGTGCTGCGACACCAGAGTTACCTTTGGCACCAACACCAACAGGCCACTTCACTGACTTACCAGTGCCAACTCTTGCCTTCCACTCAGGAGAGAATGCAGACAGGGAGTTGGTAAAACCTTTAGTGGTTCCAGATCCATCGGAGCGATGAACAACCTTAATGGGAGTGTCAGCACAACCGAATGTTGACCAGTTAGTGATGTTTCCGAGGAAGACATCAGCCAGTTGAGTCTGAGTCATTTTAGCATCACAACCAGGAAGGTTGTAAGCAGGAACGATCGCACCGCCCGTCATAGGAATATGAACCAGACCAGTTGCAGGGATCTTGGAATCCTTTACAGCGCCATCAGAGGCACCGAAATCAACTGTACCAGCAGTAAACTGACGAACACCAGCACCACTGCCAACTGCCTGATAAGAGACCTTGTGGCCACCTTCAGCAGCGTAGTCTTGGAACCAACGTTGATAGAGAGATGCTGGGAACGTTGCTCCAGCAGCAGTCAACTGCTGAGGAACAAACGATGTCTCCACTTTAGGAGAACAAGCAACCAGGGCAACGCTTCCAAGAGCGACTGCCGCAATCTTTTTGAGTGTCATGATAAGTTATCAGAACTTGTACTTGGTACCAACTTCAACTTTCCAATCACGAGTTGAATCGTTTTGGAAGAGATTCTCAAACTTTCCGTAAGCAGAGAAGTTCTTGGTAATCTTTACTTTACTGCCAATTTCCAGTGCTGTAAAGGTCTCGTTGTCTTTTCCTTCAGGAGACATAACACCAACACCACCTTCGATGTAAGGAGTGAAGTCACCTGCTTTCCATTCGTAACCAACACGTCCTTGGTTGGTCAGACTCTTATAATCATCGTCCGTTCCTTTGACTTCAGTCTTGGTCTCCACATAGGGACCTGCAAGGGCAGGTGCTGCCATGACGGGCACAGCCAGGATAGCAGCAAGAGCGATTGCTTTCATTGTTCTTAATACCTTTTGTTTGGGGTTTACAAGTTTGTCTTTTAAAGACTTTATTATTGTAATGGACCAGTAACTGTTTTAAGTTATGGTTCAATTAAATCTCACCTAAGACAAACCTCGTTATTTAAGCCAGCTTAACTGAAACTTAATGTCACAAAAGGCACAAAAAAGGGGGACCCGAAGGTCCCCCATTGTTATCTGATGTTATCAGAAGCTGTACTTAACGCCCAGCTTACCACCAACACCCAGGTTCTCGGCAGAGAAGTCGCTGTCAGCGGTAGCAGCGGACAGTTCGCCGTAAACACCAACGCTGGAGCTCAGGGCAGCAGAAGCTCCGATCTTACCAGACCAGACTTGCTCGTTCTGAACGCCGTCAGCAGCAACGACGGAAGGACCACCCTGGATGTACCAGGAGGAGTCACCATCACCGATGGCACCCTCGTATCCAACGTGGAAATCTGTGGTTGCCCCAGTGTAGTCATCGCCGGTCCAACCAGCGTTGGTCTCAACGTTCACATAAGGACCTGCAAAAGCAGCGCCTGCGAACAGAGTTGAAGAAGCAGCCAGGGCTGCGAATGCGGATTTAATCATTTTAGTTACCTTATTTTCTCGCAGAGTTATCCTGCGGATGAGAGGAGACTCGACATGTCTCCGTTAGACTCACGGCACCTCTACGAGTAGTTGAGGTGTCAGTGCCGCTTCGTTGGTTTATTTATAACCTTTTTATTTCAGTTTGTTAAAATTAGGACTCGTAAGTCTCAGGTTGAGGAGGGGGTCCTGATGGATTACTGATTCTACCTAAGTAAGGATCATAATCCATTAACTCATCAATGCTCATCTGTGATCCTTTTTGTGACCAGAACCCTAACTGAGCGTTGAAGTTTCCTTTGTGGAATGCATCCACATGCTCTGGGTGAATTGATGATCCCAATTCAGTCCTGTAAAGAAGGAGAGGAAGAGCGTAAGTGTTACCTGAGTTATAAAGGAGGTCGTCAGCAACTGGGCGTGGACGAACTCCGTTGTCCAATTTATACTTTTCCCCACGACAGTGAAGTCGAAGCATCTTCTCAGCGTGGTGCCTGGTGATTAGATAACAAGCGGTGGAAAATTCATTAACAAACCTCTTGTGAATTTTGACGTTGATGTCTCCAGTACAAATGATTGCGATCTGGCAAACATCCCAGTCGTAAGGAATTTTAGCATAAAAATCTCGCCAGTTAAAATTCCAGAATCTTACAAGATCCAAACTGACATCATCCTCCATCATGACAGCGTAAGGTTCTCCACTGTCATAAAATTGTTTGATTGCTTTCAGGTGAGAGGTCACACATCCGATTTCACCAGAAGACATCATGTCAGGATAACGTCCCTTGATGATGTCACTCAGGTCATCCTCTCGTCCATCATAAGCAGACACACGAGTGTAATTTTCGATCTCCCAGTACTTAAACTGATCCTCCATGTACTCTCGTCTCTCTGGTTGCCCATCAAGATTGAGGTAATAAATGGGACCGATGCCCTTCAGTTTAAATGCCGACTTGTTTCTGTCTCTGTCCATAAATCCAATCTAACACGTCAATCTCAGGTTTCCACCCGATCACTTTTTCAATCTTAGTTATGTCAGCCAGAGTTGTCTCTGCTTCGCCTTGACGGGGAGGAAGATAAACCTGGTTGTCAGAGATGGCATTGGCAAGTTCTTGAATGGAATAATTCTTTCCACTTCCGACATTGAAGAACTCACCCTCATGTCCCTGCAGAGGCATCACAGCAGCAAGATAATTTGCTCGTGCAACGTCCTGAACATGAATGAAGTCTCTTCGTGCCTGACCAGTTCCAACAATGGTCAGAGCGTCTCCAACCGCTGCCTGGCGCTGGAAGACACCGATGACAGGAGAGTACTGACCCTTAGTTGGAGACCTCTCCCCAAACACATTAAAGTAACGAAGAGACACTGTTTCCAACCCATAGAGGTCAGTGTACATCTTACAGAATTTCTCTGCAGCAATCTTGGATGCAGAGTAAGGATTCAAACAATCATCAGGTTGTGTCTCCACATTTGGTGCTGGGTTCCTACCATAACCCGAAGATGTAGAGGAATAAACCAGACGCTTGACATTTGCTTCTCTGGCACACTGAAGGACCACAGTGGTTCCCACACAGTTCTTATGGACTGCATTGATGGGGTTTTTGATGGCAGGTTGAAGTCGTGATTCTGCTGCAAGGTGGAACACATAATCCACACCTTCAAACAGTTCTCTCATGGCATCATAATCTGTGATGTCCACAAGGTGAGACTTACTGGTGTCTGCCCAATAAAAGTTATCGTTGTTGGCACTCTGGTTATCAACTTGAATAACCTGATGCCCTTGTTCATTCAAATAATCAACCAGGTTTGACCCGATGAAACCAGCGGCACCTGTTACTAAGCTGCGTGTCATTTTTTATACGATTGATAAATTAGAGTCTTAACTCTGGTGGTAGAGTATGGGTGTTCGGATCGAGGAATCCAAACGATTGGTAAACCGATTCCAACTCCCGTGTAACTGCCGTCACTGTAATCATCCCCCAAGAAACGCATATGATATTCACCACTATCAAGCAGAGCAAGATATTGATCTTCCTGATCGTAGGTGACAACTTCATCGACATCTTTCAGTGACAGAAGAATTTCTTTGCGATCCTCCACAGACTGAACTGGTTTAAGTTTCCAGTCCCGTTCTGTGTTGGGGTCTTCATGAAGAGCAACTGTGAGATGGTTACAGTAATTCTTCGCATACTTGAACATTCTAACATAACCAGGATGAAGAATGTCGAAAGCACCAGCAACGATACCCTTCGTTACAGGGAGAGTCTTTCTCCAGTCCTCAACATTGATACCTTTGTCATCAATGAACAAGTCAGCATTAGGTTTGTGAAACATGGGTTCCAGTTCATGAAACTTGACTCCCCACTTCTTCAACTGTTGTTTCGTCTTGAGACTCCAGTCCATCCCTGAACCACGACCACGAGCAGTCATCAGAATGATATAATGTCCCTCATCATAAAGACGGTTCACAGTCTCAACCATGAACCGCTTAGGTGTGGAATTGTCGTAATCATTCTTCCCCTTATCTGTTACAGGAGTGTCACAGATGGTTCCGTCAATATCAAAACAATATCTCATCCAACAACTCCATGAAGGAAGATCTGGTGGACACATTCTATCACACCATAATTATCGCTGTCAATGTAATAATTCCAGAGTGCTTTCTTGGCACGAGTTCTGAGTCTGTTGTTAATAAAGAAACCACTCAGAATTCCATAAGCAATGTTCTTATCTTCACAATATTTCTGACACTTGATAATGTTCTCCGACTCACCACTGGAACTGATGAGAATCACCAGAGTGTCTGGTTCAACATGATACTTCAAGAACTGAAGGTATGACTCCTCATAACCAAAGTCATTGGCAAGCATGGTGATCATTGAAGCATCAGAGAAGATCGACACCTTCTTATTGTGAAACTTCATGTAATCCTGAGAGATGTGAGAAGCGACAGAACTGCTTCCTCCGTTTCCCAGAATCAAAATTCTCTTATGGTTACCAAACGCTTCCTGGAACTTTACAAACTCCTCTTCAGCATGAGCACTCTTCAGTGCTTCCACGTACTCATCAAATGGATTCACCACGCACTCCATCACTTACTAAATTGATTTTAACATTATCGTAAGGGATCCTCAAACTGTCCTTCTCTGAGAAGGTCAGAAAGAATCCACCATTTCCAGCACCACAGAGACGATGTGCGAGAACAGTTGGTTCTTCTGTCAACTCTTCATCCATTTCCCTGATGTGTTTATTTTCTGTAATCAGATCACAAGTTTTTTTCTTCTTCTCCCACCCTTCTCCAATCAAATAAAGAAATTCATCATGCTCATTGAACTTGATGGCATCATAAGCATGTTTCACTGTTTCCAACAGTGGTTTTACCTTGTCCAGATTTTCGGTAATTCCTTTGAGAACCACCTTTGAATTTCTTGTAACTCCTGTAAACACAAGATGTAAATCATGAAAGCCCAATACACTATCAGGAAGATACTCAAACCTAACAGTGCCGTCACGAAGGAACTCAATTCTCTTGAAACCCCCAACACCGCAGCCGTAGGGATCCTGATAACCGCAGTAAGGATTGAACTTAAGTTCGAGAGTGTAGGCAAGTGCACAGATCTCTGTTTCTGATAAGTTAATATTTAGAAACATTGAACAAGCTTTGATCAAACTGATCAGGTAAGAAGACGAAGACGCTAACCCGCTTCCCTGTGAGTAAGCATCACTTGTCAATGTAACCTGACATGGTGGCATGTTGAAGTGTTCTAACACAACTCTTACCACCTCGTTTTGGATGTCCTTAATCTCAGACACCTCTTCTCGTCGTGAGTAATTGATAATGTATTTGTGGTCTCGATTGAAACCAAACTTATCCTGACTGATGGTCACATAAGTCTTCAGGTCACAAGTGAAACTGATAACAGATCCATAACCATACTTTTCAACGAAGTAAGGGTTATCAGTGGATCCACCAAACAATGGCACCCTCAACGGACACGAAGCAATAAACATTAGTCACCTTTCTCCAGTCTGTAACTGTCCTCTTCAAAGTGTGTGGTTGAGAACTCAAACAGTTCAGTATCCTTCAGTGCTACGAACTGATGTCTCATTCCTGTGGGAATATGCATCTTGTCACCCTCCACCAGGATCTTCATGTCTGCGGTTTCCAAATTATTTTGGAAACTGTAGTACATTTCGATGGCACCCTTCTGAACGTAGAAGACTTCATCCTTCAGTTCATGATAATGAAAGGAACACTTCCTTCCCTTAGCAATGAACAGGAGTTTTCCACAGTACTCAGGACAATTTGCGATCCATTTTTCATAACCCCATCCTTTAGGAACAAACTTGATGGGATCACTCGCAAACATTCTTGCATCTCCTGATGATTTCACTGGACGAATACCCCCCAACCCGATTAAAGAACCGAGTCGCTGCCGCAAACTCTCTTCCGACTCCTTCATGATTTCTCCAATCTCCTCCATCAACTAAAATGTCAGGTCGGTAAAACTGAATGAGTTCTTCCA